CGTAGAGGCCGAAGCGCGGACCGAACAGATCCAAGCGCAGGAAGCTGCGACCGACGACAAGCCCGCAAAAAAGCCCCGCGCAGCGAAGGCTGCCGCATCTGCGGAAGCGCCGACGCCGGAGACGTCCGCTGGTGCAAGCGCCCCGGCCTCTGCTGCAGCTCCTGCATCCCCTTCTGAACCTGCCGTGACCCTGGTCGACCTGCGCGCACGGCTGGCCGAGCTCAGCCGCGACGGCAAGGCCGACAAGGTCAAAGCACTGCTCGCTCAGTTCGGCGTGGCCAAGCTCACTGAGCTCGACCCGTCGAAGTTTGCCGAGGTGATGGCCGCAGCAGAGGCGATCTGATCATGGCCAAGTTCCTCATCCAGATCGAAGACCAGGGCGACGAGGTCACCGTGCAGTGCGCGATCGACCCGCCCCTGACCGAGGACAAGACGGTGTTCAGCACCGCCGAGCTCGTGGGCCTGTACCTGCGCGAGAACATGGCCGACCTGCTCAAGGCGGCCGTGGCCTGGAGCAAGGAGCCAGAGCCGGCTGAGCAGCCCGCGCTGCAGGCCCCGAAGCTGATCCTGCCAGACGACATCAGCGGGGCGCCGGTATGAGCCGCCTCAGTCCCGACGAGGTGCGCGAGGTCAGCGGCCCGATAGCCAACGAGCTGCACGCGAAGTACTTCGAGCTGCTGCAGAGCAAGGGCCCGGCGTTCGCCGCGGTCGCGGTCTTCGACGCGTGCTCGATCGTGCTGGGCGTGGCGCTGCTGCCGTTCAACCACGCCGCGCGCCTGAGCGCACTGGACCTGCTGCGATCGGAGATCGAGGAGCAGGCCACCGACTTCCGCGCGCAGTTCAACAGTTACGCGGAGCGGGAGGCAGCGAATTGAAGGGCGCACTCGAGGGCCTGACCCTGGTCGCACTCACGATCGCCGCTGGCGCGATCGTCGCAGTGTGGCTCGGCTTCATGGCCGGCATCGCAATCAACGTCGCGCGGTGGTTCCTGTGACCCCGCGCAAGAAGTTCAACCCGCACTGGCCGTTCCCCCAGTTCGACGAGAAGGGGCGCCAGCTCCTGCCCGCCGACTGGGGCAAGCGGCCCACGCGAAAGAAGCAACAGCAAGACCTCGAGCGCGAGGTCGGGAAGGCACTGCTGTGACCGCCCTCACCATCGGCCCCGTCGAGCGGGCGCACGCCAAGCTAAGCGCCAGCGGCAGCAAGAAGTGGCTGACCTGCACGCCGAGCGCGAGCCTCGAGGACCAGTTCCCCGACGAGGGCAGCGAGTTCGCCGCCGAGGGCACGTTCGCGCACGCCGTGTTCGAGCAGGACGTGCTGACGTACCTGCAATTGCCGGTCGACCCGCTGCCCGCCGATCTCGCTGCGAAGTACGACTCGCCGGCGCTGCGTGACCATGTCGCCGCGGCAGTGGCCCGCGCGATCGAGGCGATTGAGCAGGCCCGTGCCCGCTGCGACGACCCGGTGATCCTCGTCGAGAAGCGCCTGGACTTCAGCCGCTGGGTGCCCGAGGGCTTCGGCACCGGCGACCTCGTGGTGATCACCGACGAGCTCGTCGAAGTGATGGACCTGAAGTACGGCAAGGGTGTGCTGGTCGAGGCGCAGGACAACAGCCAGATGCGGCTGTACGGACTGGGCGCCTACAACGAGCTCGCGCACCTGTACGACATCCAGCGCGTTCGCATGACCGTGCTGCAGCCCCGGCTGGACAACTACGCCAGCGAGGAGCTCAGCACCAGCGAGCTGCTGGGCTGGGCCGAGAGCTACGTCATGCCGCGTGCGCGCATGGCCTGGGAGGGCCAGGGCGAGTTCGTGCCGGGCGACCACTGCACCAGCGGGTTCTGCCGTGCGCGGTTCCAGTGTCCGGCTCGAGCGGCTGCGGCCATCGAGGTCGCACGCCAGGACTTCGCACTGAAGGACCCGGAGCTGCTCACCGTCGAGCAGCTGACCGCGGTGCTGGCCAAGGCCGACATGGCCATCGACTGGCTCAACGACGTCAAGGCCTACGCCCTGAAGCAGGCCGAGAAGGGGCACGAGATCCCCGGCTTCAAGCTCGTCGAGGGGCGAAGCAATCGCAAGTACGCCAACGCCGATGAGGTGGCCGCGCGCCTCCTCCAGTCGGGCATCCCCGAGGCCGTGATCTACGAGCGTTTGCTGCTCGGCATCACCGCCATGGAGAAGGCCATCGGCGCAAAAAAGTTCGCCGAGCTGCTGAACGACCTCGTCGTCAAGCCGCAAGGCAAACCCACGCTGGTCGCTGCAGAAGACAAGCGCCCAGCTCTCAGCTCTGTGGCGTCTGCCGCTACAGATTTCCAGTGAAACAGCTCATCAGAAAGGTATCCACATGAGCAACTCTTCCCCAACCAAAGTCGTCACCGGCAAGGTGCGTTTGTCCTACGTCAACGTGTTCGAGCCGCGCGCAGGCATGAACGGCGGAGACCCCAAGTTCTCGGTCTGCGTGCTCATTCCCAAGAGCGACACGGCCACCGTCAACAAGGTCAAGGCCGCGATCGAGGCCGCCAAGGAAGCCGGCAAGGCGACCTGGGGCGGCAAGGTCCCGCCGGGCGTGAAGGTGCCGTTGCGTGACGGTGATACCGAGCGCGACTCGGCTGAGTACAAGGGCCACTGGTTCATCAACGCCAACAGCAAGCAGCAGCCCGGCGTCGTCGACGCGCAGCTCAACCCGATCATGAGCAAGGGCGAGGTGTACAGCGGCGTCTATGGCCGCGTGTCGCTGAACTTCTATGCGTACAGCCAGAGCGGCAACAAGGGCGTGGGCGCCGGCCTGCAGAACGTGCAAAAGCTCGCCGACGGTGAGCCGCTGTCCGGTCGCAGCCGCGCCGAGGACGACTTCACCTCTTCCTTAGAGGACTTCCTTGCGTGATGACGCATGAGCAGGATCGAACTCCGACTGGTCGCTGAGAACAGCGCGTTGTTCACGAAGAAGTTCGCGGTCTGGTTACCGGACAACTTCGTCGTGTACGACGCGTTCGTCGACGAGACCTTCAAGTTGATCGAGCGTGGCTTCACCCACTACTCGGCGAGAACGATCCTGCACTACCTGCGCCATCACACAGCGATCTCGCAACACAGCAACGACGGCTGGAAATTGAACAACGACTACTCCCCCTACATGGCGCGGCTCTTTGACCTGATGCATCCGCACCTCAGTGGGCTCTTCGAGTATCGCGAAACGCCGGCCGTGTTTTACCGATGAAAGGCAACACCCCATGAACCAACCCCAAATCTTCAACATCCAGCTCGGCGCCGCCGGCTTGCAACTTGTTCTGAACGCACTGGCCAAGATGCCGTTTGAGCAGGTGGTCGAGCTCATCAACGTCATCCGCATGCAAGCCGAGCAGCAGCTCAACCCGCAGCCTGCCGCCCCCGCAACGGCGGAACCCGTACCTGCCGCCGGAGACAACGAGGGTGCAACCGCTGACTGAGCAAGACCTGTGGATCCTCATCCGTCGCCTGGAGCAGCTCATCGCCAAGCTCCAGGCGCGGCTCACGGAACTGGAATCAAAGCATGAATCTCTTCTCTCTCACCAAAAAGACCGGTGACGTGCAAACGTCCGTAGCCCAGGCCACGCTCGAGGACCTGATGCACGAGCTGGACCGCTACGGCGAGCCGTCACTCAGCAAGCACGACAACATGTCCAGTGGCCGGGATTGGCTGTGCCGCATCAACGCCCGCCTTACCGCTACCGGAGTGAGCTTTGAAGCCAAGGCCTGGGCGGCTACGCCGCTGGACGCGGCGCGCGAGTGCTTGCAGAACCTGCAGCAAGCAATCAAGAAAGTCAGCGCGGCAGCATGACCACCCTGCGCATCGACCTGGAGACTTTCAGTTCCGTCGACCTGAAGAAGTGTGGCGTGGCGCGCTACGTCGAGAGCAACGACTTCGAGATCATGCTCTTCGCCTATGCGTTCGATGACCAACCCGTCCAGGTCGTCGATCTGCGACAAGGCGAATCCCTGCCGCTCGAAGTTGTCGCCGCACTCAAGGACCGGGCCGTCATCAAGACCGCCTACAACGCGGCGTTCGAGATGGCCTGCATCGCTCGAGCACTACCGAACGTCAGGCTCGACGTCACCCAGTGGCGCTGCACGTCAGTGCATGGTTTGTATCTCGGGCTTCCCGGCAACCTGGGCGACGTCGGCAAAGTGGTGGGGTTGAGCGAGGACAAGCAAAAGCTCATGACGGGCTGGTCGCTGATCCGCTACTTCTGCATCCCGTGCAAGCCGACCAAGACCAACCACGGGCGCACGCGTAACTTGCCGCACCACGACCCGCAGAAGTGGGAGCTCTTCGTTGAGTACTGCCGGCGCGACGTGGAGACCGAGCGCGAGATCTCCAAGCGCATCGCCAAGTTCCCGGTGCCCGAGGTCGAGTGGCGACTGTGGCATCTGGACCAGCGCATGAACAACGCCGGCATCAAGGTGCACCGCACCCTGGTGGCCAACGCGATCGTGTGCGACGAGCAGGTCAAGACGCGGCTGCTCGACGAGGCGATGGAGCTCACCGGCCTGGATAATCCCAACAGCCGCGACCAGCTGCTCGCGTGGCTGCAGGAGGAGACCGAGGACGACTCGATCACCGACCTGACCAAGAAGACCGTGCCCAAGGTGCTGCAGGCCACCGACAGCGACGTCGTCAAGCGCGTGCTGGAGATCCGCCAGGAGCTGGCCAAGACGAGCGTCACGAAGTTCCAGGCCATGGCGCGGGCTGCGTGCAGCGACGATCGGATCCGTGGGCTCACGCAGTTCTACGGGGCCAACCGCACCGGGCGCTGGGCCGGCCGACTTGTACAAGTCCAGAACCTGCCGCAAAACAAACTGCGCGACATCGACCTCGCGCGCAACCTGCTGATCGAGGCCCGCTTTGATGAGCTCGAGTTCCTGTATGGCAACGTGCCGGACACGCTGAGCCAGCTCATCCGCACGGCCTTTATTGCCGAACAGGACCACCGGTTCATCGTCGTCGACTTCAGTGCCATCGAGGCCCGCGTGATCGCATGGCTGGCGTGGTGCGTGTGGCGGCTGGAGGTGTTCAAGACCCACGGCAAGATCTACGAGGCCAGTGCCGAGCAGATGTTCAAGCTGGCGCCGGGCAGCGTCACAAAGAAGAGCCCGTACCGGCAGAAGGGCAAGATCGCCGAGCTCGCGCTGGGCTACCAGGGCGGAGCCGGTGCGCTCAAGACCATGGGCGCGCTGGAGATGGGCATCGCTGAGGAAGAGCTCGACGACATCAAGACCGCGTGGCGCGAAGCGAACCCCGAGGTGGTCGCACTTTGGTACGCATGCGAAGAGCGCGCGAAGAATGCGGTGCGCCACAAGACCAAGACCGTTCTCGAGATCGCCGGCGACCGGGCCCGGTTGGAGTTCAGCTACGAAAGCGGGTTCCTGTTCATCGCCCTGCCCTCGGGCCGGCGCCTGTCATACGTCAAGCCTCGCATCGAGGGCGCGGACCTGTACCGCGAGAAGGCTGACGGTAGCCGCTACGTGATCGCCAGCGCCGGGTCGCTGACCTACGAGGGCCTGGACCAGAAGACCAAGCAGTGGACGCGCCTACCCACCTACGGCGGCAAGCTCGTCGAGAACATCACCCAGGCGATCGCGCGCGACTGCCTGCGCGAATCGATGCTGGCCATCGACGAGGCCGGCTACCTCCAGCTCACCACCGTGCACGACGAGATCGTGATCGAGGCGCACGACGACTTCGGCTCGCTGAAGGGCGTCGAGGAAATCATGGGCCGCCCGATCGCGTGGGCGCCCGAGCTGCCTTTGCGCGGGGATGGGTTTGAGACTCGCTACTACATGAAGGAGATCGACTGATGAAGACGATTGTGGGATTGACGGGCGCGCAGCTGGAGATCCAGCGCCAGCTCGATGAGCAGTGCCGAGGCAACACGCCCGGCCGAGTCGGGGCCAACGCCGTGCAGGTAGGTGGCGGCCACTACAAGCAGTTCAAGTTCGAGACCTGGGACGTGATCCTGGACTGGGGCTTGGGCTATCTGGACGGCAACGCCGTGAAGTACCTAAGTCGTTGGCGCCACAAGGGTGGCGTTGAGGACTTGCGCAAGGCCAAGCATTACATCGAGAAGCTGATCGAGAAGGAAGTTCAAGCATGACTGCCGCAACCCTGAAGACCCTCACGCCCGAAGATCTGGCGGTGCTGCTGCGCCGTTCGGTCTCGACGATCAAGACCGATTGCCGACGCCGGCCCGAGACGCTGCCTCCGCGGTTGCGCATCCCAGGCAGCACGCGGCTCGTGTGGCTTGAGGCCGATGTACTGGAGTGGCTGGAGCGGTGCCGCGAGAAAGCCAGGAAGTGAAGCGCAGCAAGCCCGAGCCCGACTTCGTGACCGAGCAGGCCGAGCGAATGAATGCGCTGTTGCATGAGCGCGCGGCCTTACCGCGCGAGGACCTGGAGTACGTCGTCGAGACTGTGGCCAAACTCAAGGACAAGCGGCTGCAGGCATGCGTCGCTGAGCTGATCGGTTGGGGCGACGAAGAGCGTGCAGAGATCGAGACCTTCGTGGCGATCGCCCTCGAGGTGATGAAGCGAACGAACGTGTCGAAGCTGCGCGAGGCCGCCAGGGTGGTCGAGCTGCGCTACCTGATGAAGGAGCAGAGCTGATGTGGCAGCTGCCCGAGTACACCTGGGGCGAAGAGCGCAAGCTCTGCAAACGATGTGCGCACTACCGAGAGCGCATCAGCGGCGGCCGGCGCGGCAACACCAGTGTCGTGATGTCCTGCGCGCTCAACACGAAGAGCACCGCCGGGTTCGCGCAGCACGGCACCTGCATCGACATGCGTTACGACGGCAAGTGCGGCCGGGAAGGAAAGCTGTTTAAGGAGAACACCAAGTGAGACTCTTGCATCGAATTCTGTGCGGGCTGCGCCTGCATCTGAGGAGCTCCCGCAAGCGGGGCGCGGGACTGCAGATCTACTGCAAGCGGTGCGGGAGGTTCCTCGCATGAGCTTCGTGTGCCCTCTGCCACCGGTGAAGGTCCTGGTGCGCCCCGAGTATCTGTATGACTTTGACAAGGACCGCTCGCTCGACGAGCTGGTCGAAGGCATCTGGGTCAGCGTCAAGGCCATCCGCGGCGAGGCCTTCCGCTTTGAGACCTACCTGCCGCAGTACGGCGCGCTGTACGACAAGCTGCCCATCAGCGCCTTCTACACGTCGGACTGGGGCCACATCGCCGACGATACCGACCTGAAGCTGGACGTGCTGCAGATCTGGGACGCGCTGAGCTACCACGTGACGGTGGTCGAGAAGCCGCTGCTCAAGGGCCTGCGCGCTGAGTTCTTCGCCAAGGACAAGAAGACCTACGGTGGCGAGTACATGTTCACGCTGGACACGTGCAGCCCCGATCCGCGGATCCCAGACTTCACGTTCAGCGAATCGATCGACGAGCACAAGAGCTACAACGTGCTGCGACTGGACCATGGCCAGTTTGCGCTGCAGCCCAACAACCGCTGCCGGTTCTTCGACCCGGCGTTCAATCCCCAAGAGCTCAAGCTCCCCGACTTCAAGGTGGCCACGCGCAAGTACCGCGTGGAGCAGCATGCGAAGTGGAGGCTGGGCGACACCACAACGGTGACCTACGACGACAGGAGCGAGTGATGCGCTGCTCGGGGCCCTGCAACAACGGGATCAGCCCGTGCCCTACCCCTTACGCTTGTCGGCGTCGCCAGGAACGCAAGACCCAGGCGGTGGTGCTTGTGGCCGTCGCGGCGCTGATCGGCTTGGTCGCTGTGATGATGGGGGTGGACCTGTGGCTGTGAGCCATGGCCGGTCAGTCGAGCATATCGGCGATCTCGGAGGGCAGCGGGTTGTAGTAGTGCTTGAGCGATTGCAGGTTCTTGTGACCCGTGGCCGCTGACAGCACCAGCACGTTGGGCAGCTTCTTGGCGAGCCGGGTCGTGCCTTCGTGCCGGCTGTCGTAGAAGCGCAGGTCGGCGTTTTTCAGGCCAGCCTTTTCCCGCAGATCGCGGTAGTACGCGCCGATCGTGGCTTCGCCCACGGGGATGATCTTGTCGCTGGCCTGCTTGCCCTGGCAGAGCTTTTTGAACAGCTCGGTGGCCCGTTTGTTTAGGGGCACGTTGCGCCCGACCGTGTCTTTGTGTGCGTCGTTTTTGGTTTTGTGCACCCGCACATAGCGGTCTCGCTCATGGAAGTCGCGCACTGTCAGTGAGCACAGCTCCTTGGGGCGGATGGCGCATTCGCAGGCGATGAGCAGCGCCCAGACCACGTAGTCCTTGCCGATCTGCGGCAACGTGTTCTCGTCAAACTTGGCGGCCTCGAGAACCGCATCGAGCTCGTCTTGGTGCCAGCGGCGAAACCGGTAGCGCATGACGCCCTTGGGTCGGCTGACTAGAGACACGGGGTTGTAGGGCAGCGGCATCGACCATTCCTGGATCGCCTGCGTGAAGACGCTGGAGATCAGGTTCATTTCGCGGTTGACGGTGGCTGGCGAGACCTCGGTGAGGCGCTGGTCGCGCCAGTCGCGCACGTCCTCGAACTTGAGTTGGTCCAGTCGGCGCTTGGTGAACTCGGCGTCCAGGATCAGGCGGTTGAGCCGGGTGGACTCCCACTTGCCGCCGTCGCGGTTGGGGCAGACCTCATCGCGAAACCTTTGAAAGATTTCCCCGACCGAGTGTTCGCGCGCTTTGGCGAGGTTGCGAAACTTGTTGTTGTCCATTGAGGACTCGATCTCGCGCGCCCATGCATCGGCGTCGATTTTGAGGTCGAAGATTTTTGACTGAACGGGGTACCCGATGCGGCGTACCACGACCCTCCAGCCACCCAATTTGTAGGGACGAATTGAGGCCAACTGACTCTCCTGTACATGGATGTACGCGGGTGTGCGCCGGTGCTCAATTGCACACGGATTGCACACGCCGCAGAAAAGTCAGTTTAATTTCAAGTACTTACGCGTGCAAGTAAGGGCCTCTTCTGGGCACCAGGTATACACTGCCGTACACCCCGAGTCCCTTTAGAATCAAGGACTTAGCGTACGCGAAAGTGTTGTAAAAGTGCATAAACGTACATATTCGTTGCACACGGATTGCACACGGCCCTGAAAAACCGGCACTCCATTTGCACACGCACACGCCCAGTCTGACACTGGGCGTTTTGCTTTGTGGCGAGCTCAACGCTCCTCCCCGTCCACGGTCAGCCCTTCGCGCAGCCGGATCCGCTTCTCGCGCTGCAGCTCACGCTGCGCCTCGGCGTTGTCCGGCGTGATCGCCCCGCGCGCCTCGAGCTGGTTCAACCGCCGGATCTCGGCGTCCAGCTCCCGGATCAGCCGCTTGCGATCCGACTGCTCGATCCGCTCGCTCATCTCCAGGTCGATCGGCCGCACCTTGACGCCCACCGTCTGCAGCGCCGCCAGCCCCGGCTGCACCGGCAACCCGTCCTTGCCGAACCCGGTGTAGCCCAGCACCGGCTCGCCGGTGATGCTGGCGATTGCGTTCAGCGTCCGATCCCAGTGGTAGTTGCCCACCGCCAGGGCGGGCGAGAACTGCCGCCAGAGCCACTCGCCCCGCTTCTCGGCCAGCTCGCCCTGGGTGTCGCTGCCCTTGGTGACGTCCTTGCCCAGGAACATGTCCCGGTTGGCCATCATGGCCACGAAGGTCGTCAGCAGCGGGCTGGACGGCGTCAGCGGCTGGAGCATCGCCACGCCCCCGGAGTTGTTGACCGCATCGAGCAGGTCGCCACCAGGGAAGATCTTGCTGACATCCAGGAAGAGCGGCAGGTTGGTCACGTCGTCCATGCCCAGGCGGATCGCCTTGGGGGTCCCGAGGGTAGCACTCATCCCCTTCATCCACTCCGGCAGGTTCGCCCGCTCCGACTCCTCCAGCGCCTTGGTCCTGGCGCGGAACGCCGGGTCGGTGATGTAGCGCCGGGCAGCCTCCAGCCAGTCGTCGTCCTCACCCTCGCCCGCGGCCTGGGCCATGGCGTAGAAGAGCGCGTTCACGCCGTACAGGATCCCGGCCGGGGCGGCGAAGCGCCAGGGCTTCTCCAGCGCCGTGCTGGCCAGGGCCGGCACCACCTTGTAGGTGTAGCTGAAGAAGGGCAGCGCCGTGTCGCGGATGATGCGCGCCGTCTTGGGCAGGTCGTCGTAGGTGAAGATAAACCGCTGGGCGTACTCGACCGCGTCGTCGGACTCCAGGCCCCGCTTGCGCGCGTCGCGGTAGATCAGGTACCGGAAGAACTGGTCCTCGGCGTCGTACGCCTTGCCCAGGGGCTTGTTGAGGAAGAAGGACAGCGCGTTCCAGACGGTGTTGCCCGCCTTGGCGATCTTGCCCTCGCTTGCACCGGCCAGCATCTTGAGCTGGTCAGGCATGTCCTTGAGCAGATCGGCCCGGCTGAACGTGCCGAGGAACAGGCCCGCGTCCTGCGCCTCCTTGACCATCGGGTCGTTGCGCATCAGGTCGCGCACCGCGCCCGCGTACTTGCCCGCGTCCCAGTAGGACACGCCGGCGAAGTGCGCCATGGTCAGGTTCGACAAGATGTTGTTGGCGTGCGAGACCGGGTTCAAGACCGTCTTGCCTTCCTTCCACTTGGACAGGGCGGACAGGTACATCTTGACGATCTCGTTCTGCATCGTGCCGTCGTAGGCCGACAGGTGATCCATCACCTCCTTGGGCACGTACATGCCAGCCAGGGCCCCGTAGCGCCGGGCCTGCGTGTCGGTGACCTTGGTATCGGGCACCTGGACGAAGCCTTCGCGCTCCGTGCGGCTGGCCACGTCCTGGGCGATGCGCTCGTACATCCGGCCCAGCGCCACGTCGCGCTGGGTGGCGTTGTAGCCCATCACGAACCGGAACATCGCGTCGCGGATCTCGCCCATCTCCTCGCGCTCCTCGCGCGTGAAGTCACGCCAGACCTGGGTCTCGCGGTCCTTGGCCGGGTTGAACCCGGGGTCACGCTGCTCCCAGCCCTCGGCCGTCCACTGGTCGAGCTCGTCGACCGGGATGGTCTTGAAGATGCCGCGGCTCTTGAGGTTGCTGCCCCTGATGCCCTGCATCGTGCGGGGCTTGCGCACCAGCTCCAGCGCGGCGCGCGCCCAGCCCTGGACTTCACCCTTAAGCTTGCTCTCGTAGAAGCGCGGCAGGTACTTGCCCTCCCAGCGACCGGCAGCCTCGGGGCTCAGCATCCCCAGGCGCACTAGCTCGGCGCTCTGCTCGGACATGATCGTCTGCATGGACGCGGCCAGATCGAGGATCTTCTTGGGCGGTGTGACGCCGGCCTTGAGCTCGCCCTCGATGACGTCGCTGATCATCTGGCGCTCTTCCTCGGACAGCGTCTTGAGCTTCTCGGCCACGTCGACCGTGAGGTTCTGGGCGCGCTCGACCTCGACCTTCATCTTGCGCATGGCGCGGCCGAGCTCGGTGCTGATCGGCTTCAAGCCGACCTTGTCGAGCACGGCGTTGGCCACGTCGGCGGCGTAGCGGTAGGCCACCGCCCCTGGTGCGAACTGCGCGCGGCCGGTCTCATCGCGCCAGCCGGTGTCGCGCTGGCGCGAAAGCTGGACGTTGCCTTCGCTGTCGAGGAACGAAGCCTTGATGCTGTCTGCAATCTCGGCGTCGTCCATGCCCGTGCTGAACTTGCCCACGCGGCTGAGCCGCGACGGCTGACCCGTGGCAGCCTCGATCAGCTTGCCGTCGAACAGCACCTCGGTGGTCAGCGCGCGGCTGTTGCGGTTTGCGCGCTCTCCGGTATCGGGGTACTTCTTCTCCAGCGCGTCGTAGGCGGCGCGGCGCTCGGGCCCTGCGGGCAATGCGTTGGCTGCGCGGAAGTCGTCGCGCCTTGCCCGGTCGGCGTCGGACAGAAGATCCTCATCCCACACGCGCCCGGCGAAGTAGACCTCCCCAGGTTCCAGGGTGAGTTTGAACACCTGCAGCGCGGTCTCGTCAGTCGGCGCGTACTTGGTGTACGCCCGCGCCATTTGAACCGCCGTGTCCACATCATCGCTGCCGCGAATCAGGTAGCCGTAGAAGCCTTTGCCCAGCGGACGCAGTCCACCGGGTTCGCCCTGACCGAAGAACCGGGGGTTGATCTCGTCGAAATCGCTGCCGCCGTGGACCAGCAAGAACACGCGCTGGCGACTGGCGGTGATGGATGGGTTGGCCGGGTCGAACGCGCCGCTGTTGCCGGTGGCGGACTTGATCTGATCGGGGCGGAAGGCGATGTAGATACCGTCGCCAAGATCAACACCATCAAAACCCTCATCTTGAAGAAGTTTTCGGTGTCTTGCGTCGTGGTCGGCCCAACCTGTTTTTTCGCTCTGCGCCTCGGCAATCTTGCGTGTCCTCAAATAATCTCGACGCGATGCCGGGTTCTGAATCGAAAGGTACAGCGGGTAAACAAGAGGAGAGTCCGTTCCGCGAGCCGAGATACCCGCATACTCGGACGCAACCCCCGGGTCAGAGGCGCTCCAAATTCCAAGCGCCTTGTTTGGGTTGTACTTGAACTCAGAAAAGTCTTTCCCGCTGCCGTGGTACACCACCATCGGCTCACCGTTGGCATCCACAACCTTGCTGTCGCCGAACCACCGCTTGAACTCAGGCGTATCGGTCTGACGCTGGCGGCTGGCAGTGATCTTCGCCTCGCCATCGTTGGCGGGCTTGGCTGCGATCGGGATCGTCTTCTTGCCACCGCCGGCCAGGGCCTTCTGGGTCTTGATGACCAGGGTGTCGCCGTCGCGGTCGGGGTCGTAGTCGAGGAAGAAGCCGTTGTGCTTGACCGCGGCGTCCTCGGGCTTGGTGGTCTTGTCCTTGTTGGTCAGGCCGACGATCATGCCCTGGTTGAGCTCGTTGCCGGGCTGGCCGGGCTTGGGATCCAGGAAGCGCGCGTCGTAGTTGTCGCCGTCCCAGACCTGGAACCGCTGGCCGGTACGCTCGTCCAGGATGAACTTGGGCATGGCGGTGCGGCTGGTGAACGCCATCGCGACGTTCATGCCCTTGGTCAGACGGTCGTCGACCATCTTGTCCCAGTTGCTTTCCTTGTTCACCACGACCTTGCCGTTGACGATCTGGCTGGCGCCCGTCGAGCTGTAGGTCAGGTGGTGGTTCGGGGCGATCGAGTTGCTGGGCAGCTTCGTGTAGTCATAGAACATCACGCCGGGGAAGGCGTCGATGATTCCCTCGAAGGTCTGCGGCCGGAAGTCGCTCGTGACGTTCAGGCGCACCGTGGGCTGGTAGTCCTCCTTGGCCGCGGCGCGCTGGAACTTCTCGATCTCGTTGTGCAGCACGATCGCGAAGTCCTCGGGGTGCTGCACCAGGGCCTCGGTCTTGAGGTACTGGGCCAGACGCGGGCCGGACTTGAACTGACCCTCGCCACCGTAGAGCAGGTTCTGGCCGGACGTCTCGCCCAGGCACAGGCCTTCGCAGATCGCTGAGTTCGGGCAGGTCGAGAGGTTCTTCTCGTTGATCTTCTGGGCGCTGGCGAGACCCAGGCCCATCGACATCACGTCCTTGCCGTTGTAGTTGTTGAGCCCGTAGCCGCCGGTGTTTGTCTTCTCGAGCTTGCCGTTGACGCCAAGCAGCGTGCCGACGTTGTGCTCGTCCTTGAGCACTTGGCGCGCTTGCTCCAGGCGAGCCTTGCGTGCCGCTCCGTCGAGTTGCAGGTACTGGTTGAGCGAATCGCCGATGCGTTGCTGCAGGTCGGTGAGCTTGGTCTCCTTCGACAGCGCGCGGGTGCGCGGCGCATCGAGGGTGAACAGCTTGGTCATCTTCGACTTGTAGGCCTGACCTTCGGCGACCGGGATGAAGAAGTCCTTGCGACCGTCCGGGTACTCCTTGTCCAGGTGCAGCAGGCGCGGGTCGACCTGGAGCAGCACGTTCGCGCCGTCCATCTGGTGGTCAATGTTGCCCGGCTCGTTCATGACCTTCGGCCCGCTGGACTCGTTGGTCAGGTAGATGCGGTTGGCGTCGGGCGTCGCACCGGTGAGCTTCTTCGTGCGAGCCAGTTCGCGCGCCACGGCGTTGCTCGTCGGGAAGTACAGCGTGACGGTGCCGTTCTTGTTGAGCGGCAGGCCGGTAAGCGGATCGTTAGCCCGGCCCTTGGCGAACTCCTTCTCGCCGTAGGGACGCTTGACCGAGAACTTGGTGCCCTCGCCGTCCAACGGCACCGAGATCTGGCCCTCGGAGGTGTACGGCGCCATGCCGGTACGCTCCTCGTAGACCTCAGCCTTCTTGACGTCGGCGGCGTCGGACTTCTGCCAGTCGCGCTGCGCGCTCTTCGTGATCCGCGGATCGCTGGTGGGCCGCTCGTTGAAGACGGACTTCACCTGCTCCGGCCGGAAGGCCATCACCTCGATGAAGCCACCAGGGCCACCGCGCTCGACGACACCGTCATAGCCTTCGGCGATGAGCTGGTCGGTGATGCGCTGGCTCTCCTCGGGCGTGCGCTTGGCACGGCCGAATCGCTCGACGAAATCGTCGGCGTCGATCGGGTTCTTCACCGATGCGAAGACCGGGTACATCTGACCCTTCTCGCCCTTGGTGTAGCCCTCGGAGCGGCGGGCCGAGCTGCTCATGTAGATGCCGGTGCCGTACAGACCCGGCTCGGTGGTGAACGACTCGACGCCCTCGGCCGGCAGGCTCTCGCCGCGCATGCCGCGGTACAGCATCACCGGCTTGCCGGTGGCCGTGCGGACTTGGCTGTCCTTGTAGAACTCCTTGAACTCCGGGGTCTCGGTCTGGCGCTGCGCGCTCAGGCGCAGCTTGTCCAGGCCGAACTCGCGCTCGACCTCGGAGACCGGCGCACGCGCGGGGGCGGCGGCTGGAGCTGCAGCCGGTGTAGCACCCGGTGCTACAGCCGCGGCCGGCGCGGCCTGCTCGGCCTTGGCCACCTCCATCTGAAGGCGCGCGGCCGGCTCGCGTTGCTGCTGGGCGTAGGTGACCAGCGCCTGCTTCACGGCGGCCTGGATCGCGTTGAGGTCCTTGACCAGGGCCTCGGTGTCGGTGAATCCGCCCTGCGTGACGGCCTGCTTGAATGCGCGGATCGACTTGTTGATTGCAGCGGCCAAGCGAACGATGATGCCGCGCGCACCTTCCGGGTTCTGCGCAGCGATCTCCTCGAACACTTGCCCCAGGAAGTCGGGGTCCATCAGCACCCGGTTGCCCACCAAGTCGCTGGTGATCTCTTCCAGGTCCGCGCCCTCGCGATAGTCCTCGGCGCCGTCGCGCAAGTTGCGCTTCACCACGGCCTCGAGCGCCGCGTAGGCCTCGGGGTTTTCCCGCTTGAGCAGGTGCGTGAGCTCGTGGAAGAACACCGCCAGCGGGGAGGCCTCGGTGCTGGTGTTCACGTAGATCGACTGGTTGTCGCCGGCCTGCACGAAGCCGTCGGCGCGCAGCGTCGGCGACTCGAAGACGACGAGCCGCTTGCCGAAGATCCGCGCTACCTGCTTGAGCAGGCGACCGGTGTTGCCCATGCGCGAGGCGTCGACGACCGTCACCTCGTGCTTGACCGGCTGGCCTTGGGCGTCGTTGCCGTCGTTGACGGTGAAAGTGGCGCCGGGCACCGGGTCGCGCTTGCTGGAGAACTTCGCGCCGGTCGTGATGATCATGCCGCCGCTGGGCTGAGCCAGTCGGCCTTCGTTCGCTGCGGCTTCCAGGCGAGCCTGGGCGTCGCCCTCAACGGCGGCGGGCGCCGCACCGCGCTGCTCCTGCTTACGCGCAAGCAGCTCGATCTGCGCACTGCGGCGCGTGACCGCCGGCAGGTTCTCGTTGCCAGCGGTCGTGCGCAGCTGCTCGTCAGTCAGCGAGCTCGCCGGCACGCCACCGACCCTCGCCGGGCGCGGCAGGTTGTTGCCGGTGCGGATGGCCTCATTGCGGCCCAGGAATGCACTGCGCGGCTCCAGGCCCGTCTCGACCTGAATGCCCTCGGCCTGCGCGGCTGGGGCCTGGGCAGCTGCCCGCTCCACGCGGGCGGTGGCACCCTCGACCGTCAGGTCCTGCTCGGTCAGCGGCCGGTTGCCGTACAGGCTCACGGCCTCGGCCAGCACCGGGCTCACGCCGCGCGAGCGCAGCTCCTCGACCTGCACGCCGGTGGGCGCCGCCTCGGGCGTGGCCTGGGCGGCTGCGCTCTCGATGCGCTCCTGGCTGGACGCGGGCAGTGCGCGCTGGGCCTCCAGGGCCTGCGTCACGTCCGCATCCGAAATGCGCCCGGCTTCGTAGTCTTGAACGAAGGCGCGTGCAGCAGGCGTGTTGGTCTCGCGCATCTGCTGCACGAAGGTCTGCTCGATGCTGACCTCCGGCGCTGCGGAGGGCTGCTCGGCCTTTCGGCCCTGCAGGTCAGGCGTGTACTCGAACGCGGGTGCAGCGGGCTGCTGACGCGTGGACTCGCGAGCACCGAACCCCAGGCCTGCTTCCTGACCCACGGCCACACCGGTGGCAGCGGTGAGCTGCTCGTCAGTCGAGGCGGGCCGCCCCAGGCTGGGGTCGATGCTGTTGAACGGCTGGCCCATGTTGGCCGCGCGCAGCAGCTCGGCCTCGTAGGGCGAGGCCACGCCACCGCGAGCCTCGATGGCCGCCATCGTGCGGCTGACCATGTCCTGGCGCGGCGCGTCTTCGGCGCGGCGCTGCTGCTCTTGCCCGGCCAGGGCGGCAGACTCGATGCGGCTCTGCGCAGCCGCGGGCGACGGCGCGGGGGCGGCGGTGTTGAGCTCGAGGTCGGCGGCCTGCAGCGGCATCTGCGCGCGGGCGATCGCCAGCTTGCCAGCCTCCGACGGGTGCGAAACGATCTGCAGCGTCAGCGGCTCGGCGAGCTGATCGCGCAGCACGGCCAGACGCTGCCGGGCCTCCATCGGCTCCATCGGCTTGAGGTCGACGAACTGCTCGGCGGTGCGCGGCGCAGCCGGCGGCAGCGCGGCCTGGGCTTGCTCGAGCGCCATGCGCTGGTCGAACCCGGTGCCAGCCTGATTGGCCTGACCGACCAGCTCCGCGTTGCGGTCAGCCATCTGGCGCAGTGCCGGGATGCTGGTCAGCGGCGCGGGCGCAGGAGTGGCCAGCGGCACGTTGGCCACCTGCTCTGCGATCGAGACTGCCTCGTCGATGGTGCGCGCCTTGGTGATGTCGCTGGGCTGGACGTACGCGGTAACGGCCGCCTCGAGCTCAGGCAACGTCGCGGCGAGCTCACGCTGCGCCGCGGGCGTGCCGGGGGCCGCGGGCGGCGGCGCGTCGGCGCGTTGCTGCGACATGGCCTGCGTGAGGATGCCGGGCTCGTTGAGTCGGTTGGCGACGTAGAGTTCGGGCAGCGACTGCGACAGACCGGCCACACCTTCCAGCACGGCCTCCGTCGGCGAGAACTCGCCGGTGGCCACGAACTCGCCCAGGCCTTCGCCCAGACCTTCGCCCACCGACTGCAGCCCCACGGCGCTGGCGCCACGGCCGGTACGTCGGGCCAGGGTGTTGGTGGTCTCGAAGGCCGTCTTCTGTGCGGACGTGACCGACGCGCGCAGCGCCGGGTCCAGCAGGCCCTCACGCGCCATGGCCTCGATGGTCGCCTTCTCGACGGCCTCAACAGTGGCCTTCTGGCTGGCGCCCTTGCTGGCCGACACGGCCGCCTGTTGCGCTTCGCGGATGCTCTGCGCTGCGCGGGCAGCGTCGATGCCGGCGTCCTGCAGCGTGCGGACCGTGGCCTGCTCGACGGCACGGCCGGCTGCGCCCAGCACGAACTTGCTGGCACCCAGGGTGACAGCGTCGACGCCGGTGATCACGGCGCCCTTGGTCGCGCCCTCACGCAGCGCCGCACTGCGGTCCTCAGGGGTGAACGTGCCCTGGCCCGCCTTCTCGATCGCCTTGCCACCGGTTTCCAGCAGCGTGTTGGCCCCGAACAGGCCAGCCAGGAAACCGCCGACACCGCCGATGGCCGCGCCGACCGGGCCGCCCACGAGCGCGCCGCCCGCTGCACCAGCCTTCGCACCGGCAAAACCGGCGCCCAGGGACAAGGCAGCGTTGGGTGCCTGTTCGGCGATGAGCTGCACGCCACCGGACGGATTGGCCGCCACGGCACCTGCGACGTTCTTGATGCCCTGGACGATCGTGTCGTCGCCGGTCTTCTTGCGCGCCTGCAGGTCGGCCTTCAGGGCCTTGAGCGCGTCAGCTTCAGACCCAAGCTCTAAGTCGCGCGCCTCTCGCGCACGCTCGACAACACTGGCCCGGTCATCACCGAAGGTGCTTATCGCAGCACGCGCTGAGCCAACCGTTTTCTTAGCACCTTCAACAACAGCCGAACCGATGTCGGTGATGTCTTCCATCAGCGACGTCTTCCTCGGCTTCTCCTGCTTTTTTCCGAACATCTCCTCGTCACTGAGGTAGCTGCCCGTACCGAAGATCTCGTCGTCGCTGAGGTACTTGCTCATAGGTGCTCTCGATTGTTACTTCAGCTTCCAGCCCGTGCCGTCCCACACCGCGGTCTTGCCCTTGTGTGGGCCCGCGGCGACGACGCGCTCAGCGCCGACCTTGAATGGGCCCGTATTAGTCGGGGCCTGCTCTGGTGCAGGTTTGGTGTCCTTGCTCGGAGCTGGGCTCGGAGCGGGTGCAGGCGTTGGCGCAGGTGCGCGAGCGCCCAGCCCTTGATTCAGCAGAGTGGTGGCGCGATCTCGCAACTCCACTGCAGCCTCGTACTGGCGCTTCCACTCAGCCTTCTCTTCGTCGGTGCGGCCGCGGCTGCCATCGAGCAGCGTCTTGATGGTGGTGTTCGCGCTGTTGACCATCGTGGTCAACCGCTCCTGGCTGACCTTGCCGCCTTCGGCTGCCTTCGCCAGGGCCTCGCGCCCTTGAGCGTTTGCCTTGCCGGCCTGGGCAAGGTTCTCGGTGATCTCAGACCTACCCTTTTCGGTCGTAGCGGTTGCGCCGGTGTACTGGTTGAAGGCCGTGCCGTCCTTGACGTCCACCAGGGGCTTAGCGTCGCCAGCGGCCATGCCCTGGCCGATGATGCCGGCCTTGCTCGGGTCACGGATCGCGGCGTCCGACGCGTCGACTTCCTGCTGGTTGCGACGGCCCTTGGTCACGTCGTCGTACTTGCCGCCCAACACGAAGGACTCTTCGATCTTGGAGAGCACCTGGGCCTTGGCCTTGAGCTCGCGATCGAGTCCAGGCGGGTAGGCCGTGGACTCCATCGCGCCGTACTCGTTGTCCAGCGTCTTGACCTTGGTCCCAAACGGGGACATGTCGCCGGTCTCGGAGAACCGACGCAGCGCGCGCAGCTCGGGGACGGTCATGCCAGCGCGACGCGCAAGCAGCCCCTCACCCGAACCGCCCTCGCCCAGGTCCCGCATCGGGATCCCGTCGGGCCCGCTGCCGGAGCCAGTGCGGCCTGCAGCCTGCTGGTCTGCCGTGCGGCGGTACAGCGCATCGCGCTCGCGTTCGTAGGCGCGACGCTCCTCGAGCTCGCGACGGCGCTCCTGCTGGCGCTCCTCGAGCTCGCGCCGCCGCTCCTCTTGGCGATCCTCATCGCGAATGTCCTGCATCATGTAATTGCCAACGGTGCTACTGGCGTTGGCGAGGCTTTGCCCCAGTGCGCCAAAGATCAGTCCCGACATGTCAGGCCTCCTGTTCCGCCATGCGGTCGAACTCGCTGGGGTCGACCTGATCCATCGCCTGTTGCAACTGGGTGGTATCCACGCCCTGCTCACCCAGATAGCGCAAGATCATTTGCTTGAGGGCCAAAGCAACATCGGCGGCACGCAGCTTGATGCCAGCGGCCTGTGCGATGTCGGCCACCTCTTGGAGAATTCGCGTGGCCAGCAGCGCGAAGAGCTCGTCCGGCACGGCACCCTCGGTGCGCTCGTCCACGATGCTTGTGATCTCGTAGGCCGTGTTGGCCAAGGCCTCGACGGGGTCCTTCGAGGTCTTGAGCGACACGGCGACGTTCTCGGCCGCGCCGTTCTCGTACAGCGCCTGCATCGCGAACTTCAGCGCGGTGACGTAGTTGGGATCGCTGTCGGGATCGACCTCGCCGCCTTGTTGGTTCTGAGGCATCGGGGCCTCGGGCATCGGAGCCTGTGGCGCCGGCGCGGGCTGCATGCCCTGTTCAATGAGTCCAGCCATGTTGTTCTCCTTCAGCCCCACAGGCGCGTGCCGACGTTGGTGTTGTAGCGATCGCGCGCTTCACCAGCGAGCTGCTCCTGACGCTTCTGCTCTTCGCGCATGCCGTAGCCCTGCATCGCACCGCCAATGAGCTGGCCGCCGGTGGTGATGAGCGCCGGGGCGGCGTACTTGCTGGACATCATCTTGGCGATGAGGCCCGTGTTGGACGCGGCCCCGGCGCCTGCAGCCTCAGCGCCGAGCACGTTCAGCCCAGTGCTGCTGGTCATCCAGGGGGACGCGGCCGCCTTGGCCGCCGTAGGTGCAGCCGACTGCACGGCCAGCGGAGCGGCCTCGGCCGCTGCCATAGGCACGCCTGCCGTGGCGGCACTCGTAGCTGCGCTTCCCGCGCCGGTGAAGCCCTGCGACAGCGCAGAGCCTGCGCCGCTCAAGTTCCCGCTCGTGAGTGCCGAGAACGCGTTTCCTATCCCTGACGCCGCACTGGATAGCCCTGAGCTCATCCCCGAAAGGAAGCTGCCTCCCGCAGCCGACGAGCTCAGTCCCCCCATGAGTGCAGCGCCGCCAAAGTAGACGGTCGCAGCGATGAGAAGCGCCTTGCCCAGCTTGCTGGATGCAACCTTCTTGACGACGTTGGTGACGCCCTTGACCACACCACTGATGGCGCGTCCAACACCTTTGACGACCTTGCTCATGTCAGAGCCTTTCGTACGTATGAGAGGTTGATCGACTCGCGGTCGAAGCCCACTCGCTTGAGAAACTTGACCAGCCTTGGATCAGACCCGGGCTCGAGCTCGAGCACGGCGACCTTGATGGCTGACCGACCTTTGACCCAGTGCGCGAGCTCTCGCATCAGTGGCAGACCAGCACCAGGGGTACGCGTGTAGTACAGGAGGACGGAGCACTGGAGTTTGTCGAACCAGAACGACGGCTGGACGCACGCAGCGACCGACGCCACGACCTTGCCGTCCTGCTCAGCAACCCACATGAAGTGGGCGGGGTTGAGGCAGGTCCTGGCGGTCTCGGCCATGGACTCGCGGTTGATCTTGACGGGCAGCGGGTCGCGAGATACCGACTCCACCGCGATGTCCACGATCGCGGGTACGTCATCCAGGCGGGCCTTGCGACAGACGATCTTGGTCATCCGCCGCTCACGCTGCCGCCGTCACCACCGCTGGCCAGCGAGTAGTACCCGTTGTTGTCGAAGTACGACTGCTGCGCCATCCGCCGCGAGATGAGCCCTTGGCCCTGCCGGCCTTCGTTCTCGCCGTAGTTGTCGTAGTGGAACTGCGCGAAGTCCGCGAGCGACATGTCCGTCTGGTTGTTCAGCCAGTAGTTCAGGACGTCCGGGTTTGCTTGCAGGTACGCCCGGGTCGACCCTCCTGTCGTCGCCAACGCTTGAGTGGCCGGGTCTGCCGCAGGTGCAGGCGCCGGCGCGGGAGTGGGCGCAGGAGCGGGTGCGGGCGCAGGCGCAGGAGCGGGTGCAGGAGCGGGTGCAGCCGCAGGCGGTCTGCTCGTGCCACCGCCTGCGCCAGGGCCCGGGTTCACGACTCCAGGCGTCCCGCCCGGTGCGGCGATCGTCGGCAGCGCCGTGTTGTAGAACGTCGAGCCCCACTGCATCGTGGCGTTTGACGTCGCGATCACGTTGTCAATCGCACCGCGCTTGGCCTCCGGCGACAGGTTCGGATCGGCCTGGATTGCGTTGATCGAGTTCAACGTGCCGGTGGCGACGTTGGCCGCGAAGCCTCGGCCGACGTTGGCGGTGTTGATCTCGTTCTGCAGGTTGATCAGGTTGCGCTGGTTGTCGCGGTCCAGCTGCGACTGCGTAGCCTGGAACTGCTGGTTCGCGGTCTGCAGCGTCTTGTTGGCCTCGATCTGCTTGTCGGCGATCTGCGTCTGTTGAGCACGATCCTGTTCGCGCTGCCCCTGCTCGAAGGTGCGGTTGGCTGCGTTCTCTCCGCGGGTGAACTCTTGCTGCTGGCTCTGCAGCGTGCGCTGCTGCGCACGATCCAATTCGTTCTGTGCTGTCTGGAAACCTTGGCGCGCTGTCTCGAGCGCCTGATTGGCGGCGATGCTCTTGTCGGCCAGGGCGACCTGCGTCGCACGCTCGAGCTCGTTCTGTGCCGACTGGAACGACTGTTGCGCTTGCTGCAACAGCTTGGCCTGCTCGCGGTCCAGATTCGCCTGAGCTGCCTGGAACTGCTGCTGGGCTTGCTGCAGGGCTTGATTGGCCGCGATGGTCTTGTCCGCCAGGGCGACCTGCTGCGCACGATCCAGGTTGGACTGCGCTGCCTGGAACGTCTGCTGCGCCGCAAGGATCTTCTCCTGCTGCGCGCGCTCGAGCGCGGACTGCTCACGGGTGAACTGCTGCTGGTTTTCCTGCAGCGCCTTCTGGTTGACCCGGTTGAGTTCGTTCTGCGCACTCTCAAAGTTGAACTGCGCAGTCTGCAGCGTCTTCTGGGCCTCGATGCTCTTGTCGGTCTCAGCCGCACGCGCTGCACGATCCAGGGATGCCTGCGCCGCCTGGAAGTCCTGGGTCGCCTTGTTCTGTTCAGACGTGAACCTCTGAGAGCCCAGGCGCTCGCTGGTCGTGAAGCTGCGGGACTTGTCCGCCTGCTCAGCGGTGAAAGACTGTTCGCCACGCTGCAAGCCGAACTTGTTCTGCTCGGCCGCGTTGAAGATGCCGGCTTCATTGACCGCACCCATGTTGGCCAGGGAACGCTTGTTGAACGTATCGGCGTCCTGCTGCGCGATCGGCGTGACGCGGTCGATCATCGCGGCCACCGCCGCGCCCTGCGCCATCGAGCTGTTCACCAGCCCGCGGGCGTTCATGTCCTGCATCGCGGTCGCGCGAGCACGGCGCAGCAGCGGGCTGTCTTTGGCCAACAGTGAGTCGATCTGCCCAGCGGCCGTTTCCGTCGCGCGGTTGACTTCGCGTTGCTGCGGCGTGAACTGGGCCGCCGCGCCCGAGGTTGCGTTGGTCATGGCTCCGCCGATGATCCCGCCATTGTTGCTGCCGACATCAAACGGATTCGCTGCTGTAGCCATGTCTGCTCCAAAAGAAAAAGCCGCCCAAAAGGCGGCTTTTCGCGGGCGCACTGGCCCCACGAAGATTTTAGGTCAACATCTCCAAGCTCTCAACGACTTATTGATCCGGCTGTTCGGATCGTTCGCCGTTTTCTTGCTTGTAAGTTTTGCTTTCATCCCGCGCATCCGCGCGCAAAAGCTCTTCTTGCGCGCGCCGCCCTCGGGCTGCGGCGGCTTGAGATCACTGCCAGGGTTCTCGCGCTCGTAGCTGCGGCGGCCCTTTTCGCTGAGGCCACCCTTCTCGGACTTACCCTCTGTACGGGTCCATGCTGCTGACTTGCTCACTGCTGTTCTCCCTTGCACACGGACGCCGCGTAGTCCTGCAACCCAGTCACTTGGTCGCGGAGTTGATCAGCTCCTTCTGCCACTGCTCTATATTCCGCTGCGCACGCTCCAAGTAGCTCTCGGGCGGTACGGGCTTCGCGAGCGTAGGTGGCAGACTCGGGATCTTCGGGGGTTGGACGGGCATTGAGTCGGTCGATGTCGTCGCGCAGCCCACGAGCAGCATTGTCGGCAGCAGCCACGCGAGCGGCGAGCACTTGGGTCTTTTTGAATTCATTGGCGGCGATCCTCTCAACTTGAACTTGCATGGCCTGCTCTTTGGCTCGTGCCTCAGCCTCGGCCTTGCGGGTGTTTTCAGCGACCTCGGCACGGTAAGTGGCGAGC